CCGCTTGCGGCGCGGCTGCGACCGTCGCTCCCGCTCCGTTCTCCGCCGCTTGCTGCGCCGATGCCTGGGGCTGGGCAGTGTCCAACTCCCCTCTAAGCTGGGAATTCACGCGATTCACGGACCACCACGCGCCGTAGATCACCACCGCCAGCAGCAGAAACGCTGCCGGGTAGTACCACGGAATGTGTCTCTCGCTGGTATCCATCACCGTGGACTCGTACAGTCCCATCGGCCGCTTAGGCAGCTTCACCCGCTTCAAGATCAGCGGATGGCCCTTTTCAGGGTTCTTTTCGTAACGGTCGAACGTGCGCAGATGCGCGAACGGCAGGCCGAACCGGCGCCGCACATGCACATGGCGTTCAATGAGGTCCTGCACGAAGTCGTCGCACTGCCGGTCCGGCGACTGGCTGACGAAGATGAAATCGAGGCCGCGATGGCGATGCTTTGCCAGCTGTTCGACGTGATGCGGCACGGCAGAGCCCGGGCGCCGCTTGGGCAGCATCCCATGCTCGTAGGCTTCATCGACCACACAGACCGCGCCGTCAGGCAGGAAGTTCGGCCAGTCGCAGAACTCTTCCGGGGTCATGGGCAACATGCGCGCTTCGTCGTGCTTGAAGCCACGCACGTTGCAGACGTAGACCAACCGCCCCTCGTTGAGGAAGTCGATGGCGTGATCGATCGCGTGCAGCGTCTTGCCGTGTCCAGGCTGGCCCGTGTACCAGTAAATCATTCCTTGGTCACTCCCAGCTGTTGCGCTGCCGAGGTCGGCATCGGAATGATCTTGAACATGAAGCGCACCGAGAGCGCCGACAAGATCATCGTCATGAACTGATCAAAGCCCACGGCGCCCATGAAGTTATGCGCCCAATCGGGCAGGCCTCCCATGTAATTGCTGATGAAGCTTTTCAGCTGCGGCAACACCTGATTCATGGATACCAAGGTGATACCGGCTGCACTCAGCCCTTTGGTCACGATGCGGCCGACGCCGCCAAAAAGTACGGTCCAGATCAGGTTGACGCCGCGCGTGATCCACTCCCAAACCATGCTCATCAGGAATCTCCGAAGACGATGCGGAACGAAATGAATGCGCCCATGAGCAGCATCACGGCGCGCATGGCCGCAACGAGCTGACACCACCACGTGGTGCTATCCAGAGACACGGAGCCGAACTTGCCAAGGTCGAGCGTGCCGAACGTCGGACAGGAGCCGCCGCCGAAGCCGCTGGTATCGATCAGGCTGGAATCGAACTTCCAAGAGAACTTGACGGGACCATCAACGTCCTCAGCGCCTGCATGCGGGTTGCCGATACTGCCCTGACCCTCCCCGGGCCGACCGGAACACAACTGTGCACGCTGGGCACGAAGCTGGTTGGCCTGCACCGTATCGCCCTCGACGCTGAAAGGTGCATCGCAGTTCCCCACGTCACCGGTCACCTTTCCGCCATTGGCCTTTTCTGCGGCACAACGAGTTGCCCAGGTCTGCATCGCGATCATGCCAAGGATGGGATCACCACCAGTGGCGGGCGGAGAGGTGCACGTACCGCCGCCGCTGGCAGTGTTGCCGTTGCCCTCGCCTTGCTCGCCGTTGCCATTGCTACCACCGGTGCCGGGGCCAGAGCCATCACCCGGCGTAGGCGTATTGCCGTTGGGAGTGCCCTCGTTCTTGTACCCGTTGAAATTGTTGGTGGTGTTGCCGTTGTTGTTGGTGATGCTGCCACCGGGGCCGGAGGGCTTCCAGTCCTCGCCGGGGCGGTTGCTGGGAGGATTCAATCCGCTATTGGGCGCGCTGATGCTCGCTGCCTCAGTGCGAGGGTTGTTGGTTGCAGTGTGACCTTTCTGATTGGCAGTATCGCTGGCGCATGTGCGAAAGCCTGATGCCGTGCTAATGCAGGTCTTGTCCTTCGACTTGCATACCTGATAGGCGCCAGACTGATGGCAGTACTCATCCTTCTTATCAGGCTTCGGCGGAGTGTCGTCAGGTATGCAGGTGCTACCAGAAGCGCGCCACGTGCCCGAGCGAATAGAAATCGCGTTCGGATTGCCATTCTCACGAAGTGAGAAATTGGTGCCGGGGTCAAGATTAGGCTGCATCTTGCAGCCGTTGTCACAGACGCCGCCCGAATAGAGAGTGCCGTTGATCATTCCTGCTTGACCATCCACGCGGGTGTTGCACGTCAAATTGCATGGATACGTCCAAGTTTCGATATAGCCAGGACCATTGGTAGCAGGAAGGCCGATACGACATACACCATCGGACATCTTCCCAAGGTCAATGCACTGACGTGCTGAATTCAACGCCCGAAACTGCACACTATTCCGACAGTTCATGGTGGCATCACCTGCGTCCTGAACGGCAAAGGCAACAGGAACAGAAAACGTGAAAAGAAGAAGGCACGCCATCAGCGCTACGAATCGAATGCGAGCCATAGCGCCCCCAGTACAGCCACGATCACGAAATAGCCCATAAGACCCCCAAAAAAGTAGGGGCGACGTGCGCCCCTACTTGGCCTGCTTGATGTTCCCCCACAGCAGAAAAAGCCCCTTCACCGCTGCGAGAACCGAGAGGATTCCCGCGATGACCTCAGCAGCCGTCGCGAGATACCCCATGATTGCGACTACGACGGGCACGACCCCCGCCCCCGGTTACTTGGCGCGCTTGATCATCGACCACAGCAGGAACAGGCCCAGCACACCGGCCAGCACGACCAGAATGCCGCTGACGCTGGACTTGCCGTTGGTGATTTCGGCGGTGATGGCCTCAGCCGGGCCGCCACTGGCGAGCGCGGCGCCGCTTGCGACCATGGCGGTGGCACCGGCAGCGACCTTGGTGCCGGTCGAGCGAGCGATGGAAACGACGTTGCTGGCGATCTTGTTCATCTTCATGTCGGTACTCTCTTGGTTGGGTTAGAACCGCTCACGGGACACACGGGCGAACTGTCTGAAAACGACGCCCAGTGCCCAGCAGGCCGCGATGGCAAATGCGACTTGCGTACCCTCAGCCAGCGTGAGCGGCGGTAAGACTGGCTGAGGGTTTTCGATCCAGACCGGTACAGCGCAGACGCCATTGGCACCGATGTTCTGG